TACCATTCATAAGCAGATTCTAATGATTTTGGAGATAGGGCATCTTGCTCTGAGTGTGGGTCATCAATAATAAGTAAATCAGCACCACGACCTGTAATCGCACCACCGACACCAGCATAGAACGATTCACCTTCTTGGTTTGTGGTCCATCGTCCAGCCGATTTGTTATCTGCTTGTAATTTTAATTCAGGAAATATGTGTTGGTATTCTTCACTGTCAATGATGTTTCTAACCTTACGACCAAATCGCACAGCTAATTCAGCGGTGTGTGTGGTTTGTATAATCTTGAGATCTCCTCTTCTGCCCATCATCCATGCTGGAAAGTATGTAGATGCAAATTCAGACTTGGAGTGTCTAGGAGGCAAACACACAATTAATCGTTTTAGCTTGCCTTGTGCTATTTTATTAAACTTATCACCAATAATCTTATGGTGTCTGCCTTCTATAAACTCAGGCCAGAGATGTTTAACAAAACTTATAAAATCTTTTTGACAGCTATCTTGTTTGTCAATTTGATCGTATCGATGCAAAAGGGCAAGAGCTTCTGATTTGTCTTGTTCTGAAAGTATGTCGAAATCTTTAAAAGATACTTCTTTCATTTTAAAAACGGATCAAGCAACTAGGTAGTGACATAGTAGCTACCTGACCCTAAACACATAGTGCCTGTAGTCAGTATAGTGCATTTATGTAACATGCTAAACCTCACTCCACTCTTTACCTTGAAATAATAAAGCTTCTGCTTCTCGTCTGCGTATCAAACCGTCTAGCACCTCGCCATTAGCCTTGTTCCATCTTTTCATTTGTTGTGGCACTTCATCGTACTTACCTTCGTTTAAAACACGAAGCATAGTAGAGCTGCCGAGATTGGATGGCCCTAAATTATAGACCCATGCACACAAAGAATCGTACTGGCTTTGATTTAGGTCAACATCAACCATGTCGTTAATATAGCTTTCATACTCAATCATCTCTTCTTGTAAGAGATAATCAGCTTCGTCTTTATTTATTTTGTCGCCTTCTTTTACGTCTTTAGTGTGCCCATAGCCTATGGTCCATACGCCAGCTGGACACAAATAAGCTTCTAGCTCACAACCTTCAAACTTTTTAATTAGCGCTAATCCTTCTTGTGATATTTGCAATTTACTCTCCCCAAGTTCCGTCTTCCAATATTTTACCCGTTTTGGTTCCACCCCAGTATTCCACTGCGTGTTTCTCTTTGATAAGCTTTTGGCATATATCTTCTCCATCAGCTGTATAAGGTATGCCAAGAATCCTTCCATATTTTCCTTTTCCAAGAGATTTAATTCTAAATGTGCCTTCGCAAAGCTCTTTAAGTCTTTCTTTCGCTTTTAAACCTAATGCTTTTTCTTCTAAATTTCTAGTACGGCTTTCTGGTGTATCTATTCCAGCTAACCGAACTCTTTGTTTGTGTAGTTTTACGTCAAAACCAAGGTCTAAAATGCAATCAAAGGTATCACCATCGACTATGCGATCTAGCGTAGCTCTGTATACAAATTCATCTGGTGTCTTACTCATTTTCTATTTCCTGTGGTTTGTCTAGCTCTCTATAGTATTTGATTATAGAAAGTATGTCTTTGGTATATCTGGTTATTTCTGCCATATCCATACTAAGATTTTCGTACTCTTTACTAGATAGTGCGTAGTAAGCCTTTCTAGGTGCTTCACCTTTTTCAACCAAAACTAAATACTCTTGCATAAGCTCTGGTGTAATTATCTCCCAATCTACCTTAGTAAGAGACATAGGGTAGGGTAACGGTGGGTGATATAGCGGAGCTCTCTCTGCAATACTTCTTACTTCCACAGGTTTGACTGGTTGCATTAAAGAACAGCTCGCCAATAAAATACTTAAACTAATTAGTGCTAGGTTTTTCATCAAATTGATTTGGGTTACTTAAATTTTCTAAAGTGGTCATCACTCTGTTTGAGGCTTTGTTTACACGACTTTGCAACATACCCGGTTTAGCTAGTGCCAACTCATCTAGGTCGTGATTTGCAAATGTTTTTCTAAGTCTGTTTACATCTTCCATAGCAGCTCTTTTATCATTTTCTAGTTGATTCAGTTGTGCTTGTTGGTTCTTCTGTTCTGCCAAATAGTTTTGTATTGATTCGTTTTGTTTTTCTATTTCAGTTTCTAAAACTACTTGGTTGCCTTTTAAGATCCCTATCTGTTCATTAAGATAGTCAATATAATAGAAAGAACCAGCTGCTGTAGCTATAAGCAAACCCCCCAGTATTAAACTTAATTTCATGCCCATGTGTATACTTTTAGCGCTTCCGCTTTACCTTTTACTTTTAAATCTGGTAGTGACTTTAACACATATCTACAATTTTGTGCTGTTTCGTGCCCAATCAGTGTGCTAACACCCGCTTCCTTGGTTCCTGACTCTAAGCGAGCTGCTACGTTGCATGGATCACCTATCAAACTAAACGCAAATCTATCGGTAGCTCCAAAATTACCCGCCACACATACGCCACTGTTCACCCCAACGCCTACCGCTACCTCTGGTATACCTTCTTCTACAAATTTTTTATTTAGCTCGCGCATATTTTCTTCCATTTGTATGGCCGCATCTAGTGCGAGATTATGATGATCTTCTTGAGGAATGATTGTATTCCAATGGTACATGCCCGCATCACCTATAAATTTATCCGTAACGCCCGAATATTGGTTGACTGCTTTTACCTGTGCATCAAGTACAGAGTTCATTATATAAGTGACCATTTCTGGCTCTACTGACTCTGATAAGCTCGTAAAACCCCTTAAATCTGTGAAAATTATCGAACAATTAACGCGCGAACCGTTTATTTGGCATAGTTCGGGATTTAATTGCAGTTTCTTCACCATGCGAGGATCTAGGTACTTGCCAAACTGCTGTTTTATTAGCTGTCTAGCCTTGTATTGTTCTCTAAAACGTAAGTAAAATGCTGTAGCTCCTGTTATAAACTGTGAGATTAAGGCCCAAGTCACATCAATTAAAACACCTTGTTGTATGGTCCAGTAGCCATAGGTAGCTGTAGCGATCATTACAGTAGCTCCTACACTGATACCAAGAGTTATACCAAAAGCGTTCAATACAAACCATATCAAGGCCATTGTGGACAATAAAAGCACCAGTTCTACTGCTAGAGCGTAATCAGGTACATAAGGACTGTTCTCTATAAGAATCGACTCTGCTAGAGCTGTCTGTATTTTATGTGGTTCAAGATAGCCTACTGGTGTGCTCAGTTGTGGCATGATGCCTTTGGCTGTAAAACCAACAAATACAAACTTGCCTTCTACGTCCATCGTGGCTAAGTCTGTTTGTGGTGTATCTACCCAACTGATCCATTTACGGCCTAGACTGTCTACGGGTACAGCTGGTAGGCCTTTTACTATAATTTCTTGTATACCGTTTTCATTGGTTTTAATAATGTAGGTATCGGCATTTCCAGCCAAGATCTTTAAAACCTCGGTCCCAAAAGCTGGCACGAATCCGTCAGGTGTTCTAAGCAGTAAGGGTAATCTTCTGACCAAAGAATCAACTTCTGGTCTGGCTACGGCTATGCCTTGATTGGCGCTTTCAGCTAGTATGGGTATATTTTGAGTCACGCCTGTGGCTACCGTGCCCCCTTGATCTGGACCCATAATAACGGTGCCGCTGGTTGTGGGGTAGACAGCTTTGTCATTCTCGAACATAGCAAGAACACTTGGAGATTGTGCTAGTGCGTTTGCAAAAGACACATCACCTGTATCACTAAATCTACCTTTGTTGGGAAAGCTGACAACCCATCCAACACCTATTCCTCCTCTATCTATAATCTGCGTCTGTATTTCAGAGAGTCTTTGTCTGGATAACGGATAGCCACCTTCTCTATTTATATCATCATCTGTAATATTAAGCACCGTAAAATAACCACTTTCTTGTTGTTCTGGCACCAACGCATCAAAAGTCTTGAGCTTGAGCACTTCTAGGGGTGACAGCTGTAAAACTAAGGGTATGCTTAGCATTATAAGTAACAGTGATAGTAGTAATTTTTTCATCCCGATCCTTGTTTAATTGTTATTGTTGTTGAAGAGCCACCATTAATTTTTACTGTATTAGATACGCCATCCTGTATAAGTATAATTGTATAGCTGCCAGAACCATCTAAATTTAATTTAGCACTTTGGCTGACTGTTCTTGTAAGGCTAATATTTTGGCCAGACACTATAGTGGTTATCTGTGTTTTTTTATCTTGTCCTATTTCTGTACCAGCTATGCGAATACCCACACCACCTTGTTTCAGTTGGTCTTCTTCTTTTGATATAGCTAGGGCATCCAATACGTTAAGTAGATCTTCTAAAAAATTTACATCTAAGTAATTAATGTCTAGCTCAGTAAATTCTAGTTCTGCTTCTGCATCTAAGAAATCTTCGTTAAGAAAGTCTATATCTAAGTCGTTAAAATCAAGGTAATCAGCGGAGGCTTGCGTCTGTGTTTCTTCTAGTTGCTGATCTACTTCTTGCGGTGGATTAACAATCAACATGTTGTCAATTAAGTCTAGTGATATGTCCAAGGTGACAGGCTTAGTAGGGTTGCTTTCAAATACAGAGACTGTGGTGGCTTGGTAAGGTTTATTTAAAGTCACACTACCCATAGCTGTTGATACTATGATCTCACCACTTGCCAAACCGTTTTCGTCAGGCAAAAGGATCAAAAGTGACCGTCCGAGCTCGTCAACTGTACAAGTAAAATCTGTGCCTAAAATTGCCACATTAGCTGTAGGTGTTTTTATTGATATTTTGCTTTTGTTGTTAAACTTACCTGTAATAAAACGTGCAGTGCCACTAGCAAACTTGAGGGCCATTTTAGACTTAGAGGGATCTGACCCACTGTAAACATATTCGTCTATAACCAGTTTAGAATGTTCGGTAAGTTTGACTACAGAATCATCAGCAAAAGTTATGGCAACTCTGCCCGTTTCTGTACGGACATCATCCATTTGTTGGATGTTAAACTTTAATTCAGCACCATAGGGTTTGTCTCTGAGAACTTGTGCATTGCCTCTTACCTCAGATATAGAACCTATCTCAGCAGACGAATGAAGTAGTTGCGTCTGACTGAGTAACACAGACAGTACCACTAGAGCCAACAGATGTAATTTTAAGCCAGTCATTATCTGATGTAGACTCCTGATCTATGTTAAATGTCCTTGTAGAACCTGTATGATCGAGGTAAAAATACCCACCAGCATATCCATCGCCATCATAGGTTACTGTGTTATCACTACCATCAATATCCATATAATTAGTAGCGCCGTCCACATCTATAGATGAAGTTATTGAGTTACCTGAACCTTGTATTGTCCAATCTAAATCTAGGTTTGCTGCTAGTGCAGTCATAGCATGATTGAGAGTCATGGTATTCGTGTTGCCTGTAACTTGTACGTTTACATTAGATCCGTCAGCACCAGTAGCGTTGGTTTCGTCTGTAGACATGTTAAAAGTGTTGGTATCACCAATAAATGAGAAATAACCTGTGTAGTTATCTGCCCATATATCGCCTAAGTATTTATTATTTGAACCTTTCTGCAATACGTCTAGGGTCATAGTTGCGCCATCGATATCTAATGCAGTCATAGAACCAGCAGCAGCTGTTGCTCCACCAATAATGTTACCGCTACCACCCACTTGTTCTATATCCAAGTTAGATGTAGCACCTGACTGATCTATGAATATTTCATTATCAGCCGCGTAAAGTAGCGATACACTCGTCATCGCAACTAGGCTCATCAATATCAATCTTTTCATCTTTTTGCCAATAGCCTTTTGCATAACCCTCCTCTATTGTGCGTAACACACTTGTCTCTACTGCCATCTGTAAAGCAATGTTTATAGACTCATTCTCTACTATACCACTCTCAATTTCAACTAATTCGGTATTGTTGGCATAAAACCTAAATACATCAGAAGATACAGAAGCGCTTAAAATGGTTTTAGTAACCAATACTTCTAGCAAAATTCTGCCTGTGCTTACAGAAACTGTGCGTAAAGATAGTGTCACAGAGTCTTGCCTGTACTGTTTTGACGCTCCAATTCTTAGATAGCGAGATCCCGCACCTCCTGATTTTAAATTTGTATCTATTCCGACCACGCTACCAGTCATAAGCAAAGATGCGAAAATTAATGGTTTGACCTTTTGTTTTTCATCAAAGCTTTCACGAGTTGATCTAATGATCTGGCGTTCTTTTGTTAAATTATCTAGGCCTGTTCGTTCTACTACTTCAAACACACCAGAGTGTTTCAATGCTCGTATTAGGTAAGCATCAGGTGATTGTGTAATTGCTGTACTGAAACTTGCGTATTGACTGTTAGATCTACGTTGGCCTGTATCGTCTTTAAAAGAATTAGGGTATACCGCTACTACAGGTTTTCGTATAGGAGGAGATACTTCTGATAATTTAGTAAGTAGAGAACCAACTTCTGCTGGTTCAATACTTCTTATGGGTGGTATTCCGTTGTCTAGTGGATCTACAATTAACGCACAACTAGAAAGTGAAAGAACCAAGAGGTACAGTAATTTCTGTTGTATTGCCTTCTTCATCTGTAATTATTAATGTTACCTTATCGTCTTCTACTCTGTATTCTATGGT